CTGACAGACGGCGTGATCGGCGCCTGGGCCAAGTACGGCGACTCCATTCCCATAGACGGTCTGTCCGAGGCCATCAACGAGACCATCAAGGTGGGCCAGGTGACCGGCACCTTCGCCGACGTGCTGAACTGGGCCGGAACCAGTGAAGATGACTTCAATGCCAAACTGGAGGCCTGCGGAAGCCAGTCGGAGCGGGTCAATCTGGTCCTTCAGGCCCTGTCGGACCAGGGGCTGGCTGGTGCGGCCCAGAGCTGGAGGGACAATAATCAGGCCATGGTAGAGGCAAACCAGGCCACGGCGGACGGAATGGACACCATGGCCCGCTTTGCCGAGATGGTCCAGCCCGCCTTTACAGCGGTCAAAGAGGCCATCAACGGGGCGACCGGCAGCATCCTGGACATGGTAGAGAGTGGCGACCCCGCCATTTACATACTGGAAGGCCTAGCGGTTGCGGCCCTGGCTCTGGGCGTGGCCCTGAACATGGGGGCCATCATTACCGGCGTGACCGATGCCATGACTAAGATGAAGGCTGCCACCCTGGCGCTGAACGCTGCCATGGCGGCCAACCCAATCGGTGTGGTGCTGGCCCTGCTGGCCGGATTGGCCGCCGCCTTTGTGACGGCCTACCAGACCAACGACGAGTTCCGAGCCCGGGTGGACGCGGCCTTCTCTAATGTGAAAGAGATTATTTCTGGTGCTGTTGACTTGGTGACTGGATTCTTTACTGAGGATATCCCCGCAGCCATCGACAAAGGCATGGAGTGGTTTGAAAAATTGCCCGAGGAGATGAGGGAGGTCGGCGCCAACCTGCTGATGGGCCTGTGGAACGGAATCGGTGACAAGGTGGACTGGTTGAAAGGTAAGGTCTTCGGCGTGGTCGATACCATCAAGGGCTGGTTCACCGGCCCGGAGGGCTTTGACGAACACTCGCCCTCCAAGTGGTCGGCCCAGGTATTCCGCTACCTACTGGAAGGCGGCGGCCAGGGCCTGGACGAGGGAGCCCCCGGCCTGTACCGGAATGTAGAGTCGGTGACCGGCCGGGTCAAGGACCTGTTCGGCCAGCCGATTCCCTCCAACTATGAGGTGGCGGCCAGCCTGAATACCAATCTGAACGTTCCGGAGCGGGGCGTATCCAACGGCCAGTTCCAGCGCGGTCTGGAGCAGGCGGTCAACGCCCTTCAGGTAGGAAACGCAGAAAGCTTTGGCCGGTATGTGATCGAACTAATCTGGCAGGTGGACGGCAAGACCCTATACCGGGAGACCATTGACGACCTGCGCAGCGTGATGAAATCTTCTCCCGAGGTGGTGAGCGATACATGACACAGCTGATCCTTGATGACGTATACCTACCCCAGACCAGCTGGGACCGTTACCGCTGTTACCCTGCGGAGCTGGCGGAGAATCTGCCCATGATCTCTGGCCGGATGGTCCGGGAGGTCCGGGGTGTGGTCCAGATGATCTCTTACTCCTACGACTACCTGGGCAACGACCTGTGGCGTCAGCTGGCGGCGATCCTCCGGTCGGGCAGATCCTTCCCGGTGACCTACCTGCCTGACGATGGCGACGAGATGCGTACCGGCACCTTCCTGGTCGAGAATATCACCAACCCTACCTTCGCCTTTTCCCGGGGCGGGGTGGGGCTGTGGCACAACATCGCCTTTACCCTCCGGGAGGTGAAGCCCCATGCTTGAGTGCTCGGATGGGTACCGCTCAGCCATCGTGGGGGACGCTCGCAGAATATTTCTGAAGGCCGTCATCGACATCATCGACCCGGACATCACCTACGGGTCTGTGTCCGCCTCCAGCGAGAGCCGGTACAGCAAGCGTGTCCAGCTTCACGATAAGGACTTCACGGCTCCGGTCAAGTACGCAACCCTGGAATTAAACCGCTGGGTGCTGGACGGAAGCTGGGGCGTCTACCCGGACAACCCGGCGGAGCTGACGGACCACATGGGTTTCCAGTCCGAGGTGCTGTGCGGGGAGGAGGGGGCCTTTTCTACTCCGGCCTGGGTGGAGATGGCCTTCTCCAATGTGTCCATCCTACAGGCCTGCTCCGTGTACTTTTCGGACAACCCGGAGGACGGCATACCCACCGACTTCACCGTAGAGGTGAAACAGGGCGGCACCGCTTACTACACCAGAACCTTCACCGGCAACAGGGAACCCAGGGTCTCCATGGACGGCTTCACCGTCCAGAACCCGGATGCCATCCGGGTGACCGTGACCCGCTGGTCCGTCCCGTTCCGGCGGTTCCGGGCGGTGGAGATCGTCCCCGGCATCTATGAGGAGTGGACCCAGGACACCATCTGCGAGTTCTCCGCACGGCAGGAGACCAATTTTTCCTGCCTGGCCCTGCCCTACGGCACCTGCACCCTGAAGATGGACAACCTGTCCCGTCGCTTCGAGCCACGGAGCAAAAACGGCGTGTTCCAGTCCATCGATGAGCGCCAGGCCATCCCAGTGGCCATTGGGGTTAGACTGGCGGACGGGTCGGTTGAGTACAAGCAGATCGGCGTCTTCTACCAGTACAACGGCGGCTGGCGTACCGGCAACAACGGACTGTCCATGCAGTGGGATCTGGTGGATATCGTGGGCCTGTTGGCGGGCCGGGAGTTCATCCAGCCTTCGGTCCTGCCCACCACCCTGGAGGGGTGGCTTGCGGCTCTGGCGGCCCAGCTGGGCCCCAATTTCGAGGGCCACTACAAGGTAGACCCGGCCTACGCCGACCTCCCTGTGACGGCCTCCAGCGCGGCCGACGTGGCCGGGAAGAAGTGCGGAGATATCCTGCGCTTCGCCTGCATGGCCACGGGGACCTTTCCACGGGCGGACGCCGCCACCGGCTACCTGACGGCGGAGCCCTACTGGTACCAGGGCAACAAACTGGACCTGGACAACATGACCGCCTATCCCACCATGAAGGCCAACGACGACCTGGCGGCCATCACCTTCAAGCTGTACGACGGCAGCGGAACCCAGTACATCGTCTCGGGCAACGCCACGGCGGCCAGTCAGACGGTGACCGTAGACAACCCCTTCCTGCACACCCAGGCGGCGGCTCTGACGGCAGCCCGGCAGATCCTGTCCACCTACGGCGGGAACCTGCTGGAGGTAACCGGGCGGGGGGATATGTCCTCGGAGATCGGGGATGTGGATACGGTCTGGCTGGACCAGTCCAGCGCGTCCACCGGCCGCAGGCGAGCCCAGGGCTTTACTTTTTCCAATGGCCTTCTGAAGAACTGTCCCTCCGTCCTTCTCCAGGCGGACGGCTCTTTCTTGTTTGAGGAGCGGGTCGTCCTTACCGAGAGCGGCACCTGGACGGGCCCCGCCGGAGTGGGGAAACTCCGGCTGATCCTGGTGGGCCCCGGTGCTGACGGCACCGACGGCACGGACGGAGACTGGGACGCTGCCGGCCTAGACGGCGTGGACGGAGTTGGCGGCCTCGTGTGGGCGGGGACGGTGGACATCAACGACCAGCAGATCTTCTCCGTGAGCGTCACTGAGGCCGGAACCATCTTCGGCCCCTATTCCAGCGCCAACGGCCAGCGGTTCCCACTGGGCTATACCGACATCGCCTCCGGTGCTTCCTACGCCAGAACGGGCGTCAAGGCCCCGCTGGCGGGTTCTGGTGACGGCGGCGCAGGCGGCCGTGGCGGCGCCCAGGGACGACGGCACAGGGAGACTACCTACGGGGAGGACGGAAAGCCAAACGGCAGTAAGACGGTCATTGACGTCCGTCCCGGTAATGGTACGGTTGGCACAACCGGCGTCACCGGCTGCGCGGTCATCTACTGGGATAAGGAGAGTACATGAGTATCATTGATGAGCTGATCACTGACCGCCTCCAGGCCGACGTGGACCGGGCCAATTACCTGACCGGCCTGTGGGACCCGGAAAAGGGCTGGGTGGGCACACCAGAGGAGCTGTCTGAATGGATGGGCGGCCTGAAGGGCGCGTACAACGCCTCCGACCTGAACCGGGTGGGGGAGGCCGTGCGGTATGTGGCCGACCGGCTGGAGGGCTGCGGCTATCTGGTCCAGGTGGCCCCCAAGACGGACTGGACGGTGGAGGATATCCCAACCGCCGCCCAGCTAACGGCCTATCTGGCCGATGTGGCCACCTTGCGGGGCGTGCTGACGGTGTTGCCGGGAAACCCAGAGGTGCCGGCCGATATGGCCGGTCTGACCTGGAGGGAGGCCAACGACATCGAGAAGATCCTGGAGGATGTGGATGCCGTCATCAATACCATGATCACCACCTTCGTCCCGTGTGGAGAAGCGATTTGTGGGGAGGACAACCTATGAACAATGGAATTATCAAAGAAGATGGTACCAGCCGTCTGATGCGGGCAAACCTCCCGGCCACCTACGAGGAGTTCCGGGCTATGGCGGCGGCAGGAACCCTGCCCCTGGACATCCTGTTCAACGCGGCGGGCTGGAGCCAACTGCCCACGTTCCTGAACAAAGCCGCCCTGCTCAAGGACGCCACCGCTGCGTTGTTCGGTCTCGGGGCCGAGGCGGTGCCGGATGATGCGCTGGCAGCGCTTGGAACGTACACCCAGCACTGGTGGAGACGCACCAGCTACGACCTTACGGCTGTGATCGGCGCATATGAGACGTTTTCGTATGAAGCCAATATTTCCGGGAAAATGATATCGGAATGTTTGGACTTTGCCATAAGTTATTCCGATGACGGTAACGGCACCTTCTCCGTTAAATATGCTAACACTGTCGAAGTTGATAAATACGGGATCGTACGTCTTGTAAATCCGAAGACGGCTGAAGTTGACGGCATTTCATCGGTGAGCACGCTTTCGACAACGATCTGTGGAAAATATTATCAATGCGTAGGTGGAGTGCGTAAAGCGAGTACGAATGCAGCGAGGGCCAGTGTTGAGTATGCACTAAGTAAGGATCGCTATTACCTGTTCTATGTTGCGACAAGCGCCAAGGTTACGGGGGGTGGCCCCGAGACTAAGACGGAAAAGTTTCTTCATTCTTCCGACCGCAACGCTTACCCAGACAGTGGAGAATCTGGTGGCTATGAGTATGAGTATTTAGGCAAGCCGTTTGACAATGCCGTGACCGCTCCGAAAATCGCAATCGGTTCCTATATTGGAACGGGGCTGTATGGTACCGCGAATCCAAACCGTCTGACATTCGAGTTTATTCCGAAGATTGTTATCGTTCACCACGGCTATCAGCCGACTATATTTGTAAATCCTGCGACGAAAGGCCAGACTTGGAAGAATGAGTGTTCGGGTGGATATTACACCGCGGACTGGGACGGAACTACGCTGTCCTGGTGGGTCGGCGAGGGAAGTAGTTGGTATGGTACTGGTACAAGCAGCGGTCAGGAAGATGGTCACGAGCCAGACCGGCAGCTAAACCATCGAGGAGCGCTCTATCATTATATCGCCATCTGCTGAGAAAGGAGGCCCACTATGAAACTTTACATTGACGCACAGCCAAACGAATCAGGAGCCTACCCGAACCCGAAGGCACAGCCGTTCCCAGGCTGTATCGAACTGGACGAGGAGCAGAGCGCTCTATTCCTGGAGTACAATGGCTTCGTGACCATCTCCGAGCTGGTGGACGGTCCTGTGATCGTCCAGCCAAACCTGGAAGCCTGGGAGGCATGGAAGGCCGAGGAGGCGGCCAAGCCGCCCGTGGAGCCGGTCCCCACCCCAGAGGAAAAGCTGGCCGCCCTGGAGCAGGAGAATAAGCTGCTCACCGCCCAGATGGACGCCCAGTCGGAGCAACTGGACTTTTACGAGGACTGCATCGCCGAAATGGCGGCGGTGGTCTATGCGTGAGTTTTGGGCCGGACTGGCCCTGAACCTATATTTTTACTTATCGAAGGGAGACAAAGAAATGATGGCAATGTTGTTTGCGCAGAGAGTGATCCTGGGGAAGACGGAGTTCTCCGCCGTCCCCGCCAAGCTGAAGGCCCAGGTGGCCGGCATCCTCATCGAGGAGTGCGGCCTGCCCGAGCTGGTGCCCGCTGAGTTCGGCGGCAGCGCGGAGTAAGGTGTGCGGGCGGCCCGCTTTTGTGGACCCCCACATAAAATAACAAGGAGAGGTTGCCATGACCCCAGAGGAGATGGCCGTCAGGCTGGAGGCGGTGGACCAGCGCGGCAAGAGCAACACCCACCGCATCGACGCCTTGGAGAAAACCGCCGACGCACTGAACAAGCTGGCCACTGCCGTGGAGGTCATGGCTACCAAGCAGGACTCTATGGCGGACACCCTGAGCCGCTTGGACGGTAAGGTGGAGACGCTGGAGGGCAAACCCGGCAAGCGCTGGGAGAGCCTGGTCGAAAAAACACTGCTGGTGCTGGCCGGGGCCTTCGTGGCCTGGCTGGCGTCCGGCGCACCTGGAATGTGAGGTAATTTTATGGATTTTGGAATCGCAAGCGTGGCGGCCATCACCGCCATCTGCTATCTGGTGGGCCTGATCGTCAAGGCCACCCCCTGGAACAACGACAAGTATATCCCTATCGCCTGCGGCGTATCCGGCGGACTGCTGGGTCTGGCAGCCCTGTACTGGCCCATGGTCGATTTCCCGGCCAGCGACCCCCTGAGCGCCCTGGCGGCTGGTATCGTGTCCGGCCTGGCAGCTACCGGCCTCAACCAGGCGTGTAAGCAGCTGGGCAAGTGAGCGATAGAATCAAAAAACGCTATTTTTGACATTGAGAGGAGAAAAAACATGGACGCCAACTACATTTACGACATTTTTGAAACCACCAAGAAGAACGAGGCCTCGGACCTGACCATCGGCCTTGCCATGCTCAAGGTTGAGAAGCCCATCCCCGAGGGTATGACCGAGGACAGCATCAACAAGTTCATCGGCCGCCACTACAAGGCACTGGTGAAGGCCTACAACACCGGCGACAAGGAGCTGTTTGCCGGTATCGTGGCAAAGTGCATGGCCGAGGATGAATCCGCACCCAAAGACGAAGACGATCAGTGAGCCTGAGGGCGGGGAGATTCGTCTCCCCGCCCGTATTTTTTGTTGGACAAAAACGTACCACTTAGTGTAAGGCTCCACCAATTATGAGGGGGTAATGGTACATATGATCGAGTTTAAAAACTGGACACTGAAAGCGGACCACGAGGTCCTCGCCCGGCAGTACGACAACCTGTCCCGGACCCTGCTGGTGGGCGGCGAGCTGCCCGAGGGGTACTCCTGGGCCATGCTGGTCAAAGCGGGGGAGGCCATGGACGTGCTTGCACTGAGCCCCATGGAGGGCGGAATGGGCGTGGTCCTGACCGACGACATGCTGT